ATTAATGATTTTCCATCTTTAAAAGAATGGGCTGAAGATGTAGTATTTCCTTATACTGGTAAAAGTAGAATAATGATTATTACTACTAAACCTGGCCAGGCTAATCCTCCACATATAGACTGTAGTCCAGAAATGTTTACATCATTACAACATAAGTTTAGATACGTTCTACAAGGTAATGTAGATGATTTAGTCTTTATGTCAGATCAAGGAGATATTTCTTTAAAAGAAGAAATAGATAAACCATTTATAATGAGTGGTAGATGGCCACATTATATGTTAAACACTCATACTAATACTAAATTTACTTTCGCTTTTGGAGCACCATGGGATAGTAATTTACAAGATATTAAGTACTTTTCGCTTTTAAAAAGGTCAAAAGTATTATATAATGATTACTATATTGATTACGAAGATGTAAATCTTCCTTTAGATTATGAGAGATATTATGAACAAAAGTATAAGTGAACACTTTCTCTGGGTTGAGAAATATCGTCCCGCAACAATTGATGAAACGGTTCTTCCTCCTCCGTTAAAAAACACGTTTCTTGAGATTGTTAAGAATGGCGAGTTGCCCAATATGTTATTCACAGGGTCTGCAGGTACTGGAAAGACTACTGTTGCAAAAGCATTGTGTAGGCAACTCGGCTTGGATTATATAATGATAAATGGCTCAGAGGAAGGTAACATCGATACACTAAGAGGTAAAATAAAACAATTTGCTTCTAGTGTATCGTTGTCAGGTGGCGTTAAGGTAGTTATTCTCGATGAGGCTGATTACCTTAACCCACAATCTACTCAACCTGCTCTTAGAGGTTTTATAGAAGAGTTTTCTAATAATTGTAGATTTATTCTTACATGTAACTATAAAAATAGAATTATAGAACCTTTACATTCTAGATGTGGTATATATGAATTTAATACTACTAAAAAACAATTAGCTGAATTAGCTGGTCAATTCCATAAACATCTTTTAGATATACTAAATAAAGAAAATGTAATTGTAGAAAGTAAAGCAGCTGCAGATCTTATTATGAAATATGCTCCTGATTGGAGACGAATATTAAATGAAGCACAAAGAAGACTTATTGGTAATGATTCTTTATCTGGAGTCATATCTACTAATAGTAATAATACTTTTCGGGATCTTGCCTCTTATCTAAAAGCTAAAGATTTTAAAAAGATGAGATCATGGGTAGTTAATCATATAGATATTGATACTATTGCTATTTTTAGAGGTTTATATGATAATATGAACGAATTAGTAGAATCTAAAAGTATTCCTCAATTGGTATTAATACTAGCTGACTATCAGTATAAAGATGCTTTTGTTGCTGATCATGAACTAAATACTGTAGCTTGTTTAACTGAAATAATGGCTAATGTGGAGTTTAAATGAGTGAATGGTGGATATTAGTACTAGTAACACTTAATGTTGACGGTACTTTAGTAACAGAAAAGCATGATAAATGGAACTATAAACCATCTTGTCAAATAGCTGCAGAAGCAAGACAAATGTATTTGACATCTAATTATGAAACTAATAAAAAATATATATGTTTAAATGAGTTTAAAAATGAGTCCGATTGACGCAGATTTTTTACGTAAATGTTTTGATAAGTTAGTAGAAGGTAAATCACTAGCTAATTTTGAAATTGTAAGGGTGTATAAAATATTAAATGATTACTGTTGAAAAGTATACTCCTGCTCGTAAGGATATGCTAACTGACTTTTGTAATAGAGTTAATATTAGTAGTAATTGGACATTTGAAAGATTACAAACTGATATAATAACTTATTTTTGTGCCATATATAAAAAAGAAAAAATTATATCAATTAATGGTGTAAGAAAAATAAATAATGATGTATGGGCTGGTTATACTAGATTAGCTACAGATCCTAAATTTTTTAAACTTATATCTATTAATAGAGGAAAAGGTTCTTTATGTACTACATATTGTGGATCAAGTATTCCTTTAAGATATTTAAGTCAACCATCTTTACAATATTGTTTAGATCAAGGAGCAAAACAATTAATATGTTATTGTAATATTGAAAATGAACCAGGTGTAAATAATGATAAAAATAGAAAACATTATTTTAAATTAGTAGAAGTTGGTTTATTAGATTATGATGGTATAGAAGAAATACATGGTGTAATGCAAGATAAATTTATACTTAATCACGAAAAAATATTATATCATGTTGAAGAAGGTTGGAAGATAACTAAATTTCATTTTAAGGAACTAGATGACTAAAATAGTTTTTGTACCATTATTCATTTTTCAAATTCCTATGATTATAGCTGTTTTTGCTAGTCCTTTCTTGTTTCCTCTAGAAACTTTAATAACATATTTTTTAATTGGATATGTATTATTTTTATTTCAAATGGAGATAGGTCTACACAGATATTTTGCTCATAGTAGTTTTAAAACTAATAAAATTTATCATAATATTCTTTGTTTTTTATCTACTATTGGAATGGCTGGACCTATAATAGGATGGGCACATAATCATGTACATCATCATAGACATTCAGATACTCATAAAGATCCACATTCTCCTCATCATATAGGTATACTAAGAGTATTTTTTAGAGGATGGTTTCTTTATAATTACAATTATAATAGTGCTTATTCACTAGCAAGAAGAAAAGATAAAACTTTAGCTTTCTTTGAAAAATATTACTATATTGTTAATATAATATATGTTAGTATGTTATTATCTATTAACTGGCATTTAATATTTCCTTTATATGTATTTCCAGGTTTATTAACCGTATTAATGCCTTCCTTTGTAAATGCTTTTTTACATAAAGGAGAAGAACCAATAGATTGTCCTAAATGGGCTTTTCCTATTATGGTTTTAATGGGACAACCTGGAGTAGCTAACCATGCTCAACATCATGTAAGACCTAGTAGATATCATTACCCTAAATACGATTTAACTGGATTTATTATTAAAACATTTTTAAGAAAAGATACTGGGAAGTCTATTATACCTCAGTCAGAATTAAACAAGGAAATTCAATGAGTATATTTCTTTATACCCAACCTCATTGTGGTTTTTGTACAATAATGAAATCAATGCTTGACGAAATAGGAAAAAAATACTATACTATAGATATTTCTCATTCATATAATGCTAGAAAATTCCTTAAAGAAAGAGGACATACTACTGTACCTCAAGTATATTTGAATGATTATCATATTAATAAAAATCCTAATACACAAGAAATAACTGTACATGATCTTAAAGAAGAAATAGAAAAAGCTGAAGAAAAAATTGAATGGCCTTGGCAAGATAGTGGAATAGAACAAACAATATAATGAATCCTTTTCAATATTTAAATACTATTAATACATCTAAAAAAGATATAATGGAAGACGACATAGCTGAAAAAGACTATGTTCCTTTTATTGTTAATAGATCATTATCTTATTTTTATGATACTGTAAGTTTAGCTAATGTAATGAATCAGTATCATCATATCGATAATAAACTCCAGTATCACTTTCTTATAAATATCGTTCGAAAGCGTAAAAGATTTTCGAAATGGATTAAACCTGAAATCGAAAGTGATATTGAAGTGGTAAAAGAGTATTATGGATATAGCAATGAGAAAGCACGTCAAGTGCTACCGCTCTTATCACCTGATCAAATAACAATAATAAAACAAAAGGTGAGTAAAGGTGGAAGAAAATAACATCGTCCAATGGGCTCCAGATGATATGCTGGAAGTGACTTTAAACGAACCAGATGATTTTCTTAAAGTCAGAGAAACATTAACACGAATTGGTGTAGCATCAAGAAAAGATAAAAAATTATTTCAATCGTGTCATATTCTACATAAACAAGGTAGATACTTTATAGTACATTTTAAAGAATTATTCATGCTAGATGGTAAGAAAGCTAATCTAGAATTATCTGATATTCAAAGACGTAATACAATAGCAACATTAATAAGTGATTGGGGATTAGTAGAACTTTCTCAAACTGATTTAGACTGTGCTCCTTTACGTTTAATTAAAATATTACCTTTTAAAGAAAAAGGAGAATGGGAATTATGTCCCAAATATAATATTGGAAATAAGTAATTATGGATTTGTTGAAATATATAAAAGAATTTAGTTTAAAAAAACCAATAATTAATAATCTTTCTGAAGAAATGTTAGACTCAGCTGAAGTTGATACTAAAGTAAATATTCATACTTTATATAAACATCGATGGGTCTGGTATCACTTAATTCTTTGTATTCAAATGATTTTAACTAATATACTTTTAATTGGTATTTTAATAATATTAGCGGTAAAATTATGAGTTTATTACCTTCAATTCAACTTGATAAAGTAAATCAAGGTCATATTTTTTTACCAGATAATGTATTTCCATCTTGGGATAAAGTTATACCTTACTTTGATAAACAAGCTCTAGTAAATAGAAGAGCTAAGAATGTAAAAAAAATATTCGTAAATTTAAATCATACTTCAGAAGCATTTTTTACTATGTTTTATATTATGCGTAGTGAATTACAGAGAATTGGAATTAAAACTACATCATGTCACATTTATGCTGGATTAGGTACAGAAGTATTTGCTTCACCTGTACATAAAGATCCTATGACAGTATTTGTAGTTCAAGCTTTAGGATCATGTGACTGGAAAGTATTTGAAAACGGTGAAGATCAAAGAGCTACAATTTCAAAAAGAATGGTTCCTGGTGATTGGATTTATATTCCAAAAGGAATTGCTCATGCAGCATTTCCTGATTCATCAAGAGCATTATTATCATTTGGTATAGGAGAAGATAATGAGTGATTTACATATATCATGGGAACGTTATGAACAAGATATTGAAAAACTAGCAAAGAAAGTTTGGGATGATTATCAATTTAATCAAATTGTTTGTATTGCTAAAGGTGGTTTAAGAGTTGGTGATATCTTCGCTCGATTATTTGATGTTCCATTAGCTATTATGGCTGCAGAATCTTATCATGGAGATAAGGTAAAAAACTCTCAAGGAGCTTTAATATTTTCTAACTCATTAGCAAAGACAACTCCTAATCTAGGTAATAAAGTAATACTAGTAGATGATTTAGCTGATTCAGGTAAGACATTAGAAAAGAGTATGGAATATCTTAGACATTATCATGGCTTCTTTATAGAAGAACTTAAATCAGCAGTACTATGGATGAAAGGTTGTTCAGAATATACTCCTGATTATTATGTTGATTTATTACCTGATAATCCATGGATACATCAACCAATGGAAAAATATGAAGCAATGGAAATTGAGGATATAAAATGAAAGACGGTCCTCTAAAAGCTGCTTTAGAAGATGAAGATAAGAATATAATTATGCAAA